TGAAGCTGCTATTTTTAGAAAATTTATTAACTCAATGAAAAAGAAAACAGAAGAAATGAACGAGGAAAAAAAGAGGAATAGGTGTAAACCAGGAAACTATTATTGCTATACAGATAAAAAGTGTAAATCAATTCCTATTGGATATATGATAGGTCGTGATGGTATGCTTGAGAAGGAAGATGATTCTAAAGGCAATGGTTCTAATGAAAATGGAAATGGTTCTAGTATATCTGAAGAGGGTCTCCGCGATTGGTTTGGCAAATCTAAATCAAAAGATGGAAAAGGTGGTTGGGTAAATGTGGTGACTGGTGGCACTTGTGCGAGTGATGAACCTGGTGAAGGGACTCCAAAGTGTGTTTCCTCTGCAAAAAGAGCAAGTATGACAAAAGCAGAAAGATTGTCTGCAGCAAGAAGAAAAAAAGCAGCAGATCCTGGACAGCAACAAAAGACCGGTGCTGCAAAACCTACTTATGTAAAAACTGATGTGAAAGAGGGTTGGTCGGATAAATATAAAAGATCTATCGATTGTGATAATCCAAAAGGATTTTCCCAAAAAGCTCATTGTCAAGGACGCAAAAAGAAAATGAACGAAGAAGCAGACAAGAAAGGTAAAGGCAGCGGTAAAAAAGATGCTTGCTACCATAAGGTCAAGTCTCGTTATAGTGTTTGGCCTTCGGCATATGCTTCTGGAGCACTTGTAAAGTGTCGCAAAGTTGGTGCTGCTAACTGGGGAACAAAATCAGAAGCAATGGATGAGGCCTGTTGGAGTGGTTATAAGCAAGTAGGAATGAAGAAGAAAGGTGAAAAGATTGTTCCTAACTGCGTTCCAGCAAATGAAGAAGCAAAAATTGAAGAAGCATTGAGACTCCCAGCACAAAATGGAAATCTTGTTTCGGTGATTGTTTCCTGGAGAGGAAAAACTTATCTGAATAAGATGTTCTTCCCACAAATTAAAATGCCAACAAGAAGGGAAGTAACTAACCAGATTCAAAAAGTCTATCCTGGCGCAACTGTTCTCTCATATCAGGTTTCAGAATTCATTCCTGGAGAAACATTTATTCAAACTGGACTTCCTCAAGGTGGAAGCGCAGCATCTGTTGGATCTAGCAGAGCATATGTAAAAACGTATGGTGAAGAAGTTGTTTCTGAAGTTGCTGCATGGCAAAGAAGAGAGGGTAAAAATCAATCGGGTGGATTAAATGAGAAGGGACGTAAATCTTACGAGCGTGAAAATCCTGGTAGTGACCTCAAAGCACCTTCAAAGAAAGTTGGTAATCCACGTAGAGCATCATTTTGTGCCCGGATGTCCGGAATGAAAAAGAAACTTACCTCATCAAAAACTGCTAATGATCCAAATAGCAGAATTAATAAATCCCTTAGAGCTTGGAACTGCTGAACTTAAGGTAATTTATTATGAGTGATGTCTATCTTGGTAATCCGTTACTAAAAAAAGCAAATACTCCAATTGAATTCACTCAAGAACAAATTCTTGAGTTTGTGAAATGCAAAGAAGATCCAGTTTATTTTGCAAATAATTACGTCAAGATTGTGACCCTTGATAAAGGATTGCAACCTTTTGCAATGTATCCTTTTCAGGAAAAGTTAGTTAATAATTTCCACAGTCACAGATTTAATATCTGTAAGATGCCACGACAGACTGGTAAGTCTACAACTGTGGTTTCATTTCTTTTACACTATGCAGTGTTCAATGATAATGTAAATATTGGTATTCTTGCTAACAAAGCTGCGACTGCAAGAGAACTGCTTGATAGATTACAAACTGCATATGAAAACCTACCCAAATGGATGCAGCAAGGTATCATTGCTTGGAACAAAGGATCTTTGGAGTTAGAAAATGGCAGTAAGATATTGGCAGCTTCTACATCTGCGAGTGCTGTCCGAGGTATGTCATTTAATATCCTCTTTCTCGACGAATTCGCTTTCGTTCCAAACCATATTGCAGACTCGTTCTTTGCATCTGTTTATCCTACTATTACTTCTGGTAAAAGCACAAAAGTCATCATAGTTTCAACGCCACACGGTATGAATCATTTCTACCGTATGTGGCATGATGCAGAGCGTGGTAAAAATGAATATGTCTTTACCGATGTTCATTGGTCAGAAGTTCCTGGAAGAGACAGTGAATGGAAAGCGCAAACGATTGCTAATACATCTGAGCAACAATTCAAGGTTGAGTTTGAATGTGAGTTCTTAGGTTCTGTTGACACTCTGATTGCTGCATCTAAACTCAGAGCCCTTGTGTATGACCATCCTAAGACCCGTAGTGGCGGTTTAGATGTGTATGTTGATCCAGTTGATGAGCATGACTATTTGCTTACTGTGGACGTAGCCAGGGGCGTAGGAAACGACTATTCAGCATTCACTGTGATAGACATTACATCCTTCCCACATCAGATTGTTGCAAAGTATAGAAACAATGAAATTAAACCAATGTTGTTTCCAAGCATTATTGTTGATGTGGCAAAAAACTATAATGGTGCTTTTATTTTATGTGAAGTCAATGATGTTGGAGACCAGGTAGCGTCCATCATTCATTATGACTTGGAATACAATAATCTTCTGATGTGCTCAATGCGTGGACGAGCAGGTCAAATTGTGGGTCAAGGATTTTCTGGAAAGAAAACTCAACTTGGCGTAAAAATGTCTAAGGCAGTGAAGAAAGTTGGATGCCTTAATCTCAAGACAATGGTTGAGGAAAATAAACTCATATTCAGTGATTATGAGATTATGAGTGAATTGACAACATTCATTCAAAAAAATAATTCATTTGAAGCAGAAGAAGGATGTAATGATGACCTTGCAATGTGTCTTGTCATTTATGCTTGGTTGGTTGCTCAAGATTACTTCAAAGAACTCACTGATCAAGATGTTAGAAAGAGACTTTATGAGGAGCAGAAAAATCAGATAGAACAAGATATGGCTCCTTTCGGGTTTATTGTTGATGGCACGGGTGAAACGAGTTTTGTTGATGAAGAAGGAGATCGTTGGTTTACTGATGAATACGGTGACCGTGCATATATGTGGGAGTATCATTAATGGACTTAGATGACCAACTAAAGTTAGGACATCTGTTATTCAAAGAAAGAAAATGTAGAATTTGTAGTGAACAAAAAAATTTAATTGAAGATTTTTACAGAATACGAAGAGGAGTGTTTGCATCCTCTTATGCATATGAATGTAAAGAATGCACAAAGCAAAGAATATCTCAAAATAGAAAAAATAAAAATCCAAGTAATAAGTGGGAATATCCCGATTGGTAGTGCTCATGCACGGTTTCCCCAATGAAAAGTATCGTTTTAATAAATATTTTTTAGATAAACTGAGACTTCACGGAGACAAACATGGCAACTCCTCAATTATCTCCTGGTGTACTGATCAGGGAGGTTGATTTAACTGTAGGGAGAGCTGATAATGTAGTAGATAATATTGGCGCGATTGCTGGCCCCTTTGCAATTGGCCCAGTTGATGAACCAATTGATATTGCCACAGAAAATCAATTAATCAATACATTTGGAAAACCAATTTCCAGTGACGCACAATACGAATATTGGATGACTGCATCATCCTTCTTAAGCTATGGCGGTGCTTTAAAGGTTGTTAGAACTGATGGAACAACTTTAAACAATGCAAACGCTGCTGTAGGATCTGCGAGCACCACATTAAAAATTAAAAACTACGACGATTACAATCAAAACTATTCTGACGACAGTGTAACTTGGGCATATTCATCTAAGAACCCGGGCAATTGGGCGAACAATCTTAAAGTTTGTGTTATTGACAGCAAAGCAGATCAAATTCTTGGCATTACAACAGCAAATCCAGGAAACGCTGGTGCCGTAATTGGTTATGGTGTTACTGTTGCTTTAACTAACGTAACAATTCCCGGAACAACTGGTTCTACAAGTGCATTTACAGGTTACTTAAAAGGAATCATCACTGGAATTAAAACTGATGCAACTAACGCCAATAGCACCATTGATGTCAAAATCTTCTCAAGAGTTGACACCGCTGGTGGAGAAACTAAAATTGATTATAAACAAGGCGCTGTATATGCATCGTTCCAAGATTCAGATAGCATTAAGTTTATTAACAACTCAAGTAACCTTGCAGGATCAACTACTGTAAATACAGCGATTGACTGGTATGATCAACAAACTCTTGGACTTGTAAACAGCACTGTTTATTGGAAATCATTAGCACCAAAACCAGTTTCAACAAGTTGGGCATCTCAAAGAAACTGCAGAAACGATGAAGTTCATATAATCGTTGTTGATGACTTAGGAACAGTCACTGGTATTCAAGGTAACTTACTTGAAAAGCATATTGGACTTTCAAAAGCAACTGATGCTATTTCAGCCGTAAATTCGCCACAAAAAATCTTCTGGAAAGATTATCTGGCACTCAATTCAAATTATATTTACGCTGGAGACAATCCATCAACTGGAAATGATACTTACAACAATGTATATCCGCAACCAACTGGATTCTCTACTAACTTTACTAAAATTACTGAAGCATCCGGTGGATGGAACGTTGCTGCTCAAGGATTGACTTTTAGTGGAGTTGGAAACGCTACTTATACTTTAAGTGGTGGAGTTAACTATTCTGCAGGAAATGGATTTACCGCATCCCTCGCAGATTTAACAACCTCATATGCTCTCTTTGATAATAAAGAAGAAATTGCTGTTGACTATCTCTTAATGGGCCCTGGACTTGACAACAAGTTTGACTCCCAAGCAAAAGCAAATTATTTAATTTCAATTGCTGAACTGAGAAAAGATTGCTTAGCAGTTATTTCTCCACACAGAGCAGATGTTGTTAATATCACAAATACAACAACTCAAACAACAAATCTGATTGAATTCTTCAATCCACTTTCCTCTTCATCTTATGCAGTATTTGATAGTGGATACAAGTACACTTATGATAGATTCAATAATCAGTTTAGATACATTCCTTGTAATGGCGATGTTGCTGGATTAATGGTAAGAACAAACATCGTTGCTTATCCTTGGTTCTCACCTGCAGGTCAGCAAAGAGGAGTTCTGAATAATGCAATTAAACTTGTATACAATCCAAGCAAGGCTCAAAGAGATCAATTGTATCCTCTGAGAGTTAACTCAATCGTTAGTTTACCCGTAACTGG